AGGCTGCTGCAAAAATAAACCCATCAGAAGCTTCTCAATTAGGTTTTGCTGCTACAGGTGGAAGCTATACCGGAGGTAAAGTTGCAGGTCTTGCTGCTAATCTTTGGAACTCTGCTAAAGGTGGTTTGAACAATGACCAAGTGATGAATATTCTTTTAGCTCCTGAAACAAAAGGAATTCTAAAAGAAGTTATTACTAATCCAAATAGTGTCAAAACTTTAGAGACAATCGACAAAGCAATGACAACTAGAATTCTTCCTCCAGTGCTTGCTGCTGGAAGAGAAGCTGTATTAGCTACAGATCAACAAATGAGTAAACCTGCTCCAGTAGATACTTCTGTTACTCCGATGACAGGCTCTACTGATATGTTAAACCTAGAAGGAATTGATTTATCTCCAGCGAAGCCTGAAGGAGGACTTGATCTAGAAGGTATTAAGTTTGGTCCACAGTCTAAGATTGACATGAACAATCCAATTGCTAAACAGATTCGTGCAGAAGCTGAGAAGCAGGGTTATGGAGAGTTTGCTGATTTGTTTGTACGTCAGGCTTATCAAGAGTCCGGATTTAACCCTAAAGCAGTATCGCCTAAAGGTGCTGTTGGTCTTTTCCAGCATATGCCAGCAACTGCTAAAGAACTTGGTATCGATCCAACTGATCCTACACAGAGTATTCAAGGCGGTGTGAAGTACATGGGACAATTATTGAATCAATATAATAAAGACCCTGTACAAGCTTTGGCAGCTTATAACTGGGGAATGGGTAATCTTAATAAACAAGGACTCGATGCTGCTCCACCGGAGACGCAGAAGTACTTAGAAACCATCTTAGCTGGTACATAAAAGAAAGCCCCGATTAAGGGGCTTCTTTTTTACATCAATTCAATATCATCTTCTTCATGTGGTTTACTAAACAGTATTCGTAGAATACCTAAGTCAATGCAGAAGTGAGCTTCATCTTCCCAATCAGGGACGTACTCAAATCCAACACTAAAGCCACAAATCCAGTGGAATATTACTATCATATGGAACATCCTCCGGCTGTACAAGACAGCATCTGAGCACCTTCAACGTTATCGTCATACTCTTTAAAGTTCTCCCAATCTACAGACTCAGGTAGTAATACCTTTAACTGATTGTAGGTCTCTTCAGTGCATTCTTCATATGGTGCTTGTCTATAAGTTCCTCCGTCCATTGGTAAGAAAGACACACCAGTTACTTCATCAAAGTGCTTGAACGTCCAAGCTCCAACATCCATCCATTCGTTCTCTAAGACAGAAATAGTTACAGACGGCTTATGCTCACAATAGTGACGCTGAAACAGTAGCCATAACTTCAGGTGTTGAATAGCTGATAAGTCTTCACGTAATAGTCCACCTTCAGCAACTTCTACAGGGAAACTAAATACTGTAGTTGACTCAGGTTTCATCACACAAGGCTCTGCAACAAAGCCAGCTTGAATCATAAACTGTGTTAAAGGGTCTTTGTTGTCAGCTCTAACACGACGAATGTAATACTTGCTATGTTGAGGATGAATACCACTAGCAGTAGAACACAATTGCGATACTGTACCTTCAGGCTTGACTGCGGTAACAGCAACGGACTGGTTAATGCCGATAGCAGCAGCAAACTCAGCGTTAGTAGCAATAGCAATATCACGTAATTTCTCCAATCGAGCAGGTAGTTCTACATCATCAGGATTGTTTAACAAAGTGTTATCACAGATACCAGTCATTGATACACCCAAGAGTGCTTCTTCTTCAGTGTTCTTCTGCCAGATCTTACGCAAGTACGGAAAGTCTGTTAGCGACGCTTGAAAAGTGCCGAGAATGGTAGCAAGACGAATCTTATTAGCGATGCTGTCATAAGTATCATCAGAGCGAATGATACAAGAAGACAAATTACAGAATTGATAAGGACGGAGTATGATCTCGCTACACGGATTGGTCCCAAAAGCATAAGTCGAATCTCGTCGTCCATTTTTAGCAGCTTGGTTCTGAGAAGCTTCACGATTGAAGATACCACGTTCGCCAGAGTGTGATTCATAAATAGAACTCCATTCTCTCATAAATTGACCAATAGAAGGTGTTTCGACGTAGGTAGCAGAGTTGTTAGCTAATGCACGTTGTCCGTGTCCGTCCCACCAGTTACCAGCTTTAGCGTGTGCCATTTTGTCGTCTGAGAGATCTGACAAGGAAATCATTGCACTCCGTCGGACTCCGCCCACGACAACAACTTCCCCGATTTTGCACAGAATATCATGACATTCAAGGGAACTGAGACGTCTACCAACTGCTCCTTTAAACTTGGTGACACAGAACTTATAAAGTTCTTCCAAAGGTTCGGGTCCAGAAGCTCTTCCGCCAAATGTTTTGAGTCTAGCTCCGGCAGGTCGAACTCGTGATACGTCAAACTTTGGAATCTCGCCAGCGTACAAAAGAGCCAAGAGTTGTCGAAGTGATTTTGCCCATCCTTCTTTAGAATCCGACACAACAATAGAACTCTTACTATCGTACAACTTAGTCGGGATTTCAGGTAACTTAGATACATATTGTTGCTCCACGGAGAAACCGACACCAGTACCACAGAGAAGGATGTACATCGCTTCATCAAAGGCTTTAGGGTCATCTATTGGTAAGTAAGAACAATTGAATGCAGCCACGTTCTGACGCTCTAACGCAGGTCCTGCTGTCATTACTGCTCTCATCGAAGGTACTACTGCTAAATCATTTACAGCTTGTTCTAATTCTGCACGTAATTCTGCTGTTAATACATAGTTTTGTTTTGTTGCTAAATGTGTTTCCATAAAATCAAAGTAACGTACTACAGTCTCGTTCCAATGCTCTCTACGTCCCTTGTCATCGAGATACCGACTGTATCGGCTCTTTGCAATGAAAGTGTTGTACGGGGTCATCTTATATGTCATTTATTCTTCTTCCCAGTCTACTTCGTTAATGAGTGATTCAAAATTGTCTTCGATATAGTCGGAAAAAGCCTTAACAAGGTCTTCTGAGTTTATATTTAATAACTCCAGTAAGCTTACCTCGTCAAGGCTTTTAAGACGCTCTCGAAGTTCTTCCAGCGTCAAGGGGAACATCTTAGATTTCTTTCTCGTAATACTTCTCGTGAACTTCGTCGTAATGCTCAATTAAGAAATCTACATAATGTTTAGCTTTTTGAAGGTCTTCCAAGCCATTCTTATACGGAAATCTTAGTATATATTTTACCACATTTGCAGCCCACGGGTCAAGTCCCCAAGCAAGAAAAATATCCCAAGGCTGTAATGCTGCCTTTTGATAGTGATCTCCGCCTATTTGTTCAGACTTTACAGAGAAATTATCATCTAAATACTTACAACTTATCTGTAACCTCTTGAAATATTCCTCAAGAGTTATTTCTCCTTCACATTCTACATATCCGTAAGGACCGGGCATAGCTACTGGATTATCATGCATGATGTTTCACTTCCACAGTTTTTCTAATTGACTTCGTACCTTGACTCCATGATCCACAAGCTTTACATTGATACCTTTGATATGATCCAGTAGTTGAAACTGCTGTGCCACGCTTCTGAAGATGAAGAGAACCACACGTAGGACAACCGGTATGATCCGTGTACAGATTACGATTAGGAGCGTTCTTAATCCAAGGTAGAAGATTGTCGTAGAGACTCTCTAGTAAAACTACGTCTTGAATATTATATTCTTCCATTCGTTTCCATGCATCTTTATCTCCGTTCATGCACTTCACCCAAAGCTCGTGTCCTTCGTGAGCATGCTTCTTACCTAGACCCAGACGTTGAGATACATAATCCAGCTTATTGCTAGGAAACCTAAAATTACTACGAACCACACGCAGGAGGTCAATCTGTTTATAAGGCGATGGAGGAAGTAACTTGGTGAGTAAAAATTCCTTGTTAAGAGTAGGAATATCAAACTTAGTTCCATTGTAATGGATAACAGCATCAGCAGAGTCCAGAAGAGCATGAATACCTTTCAACATTGATTTAGGTTTAGATTGATGTACAGAATCAAAA